ATGCTTGTCATCGACAAGGCAACCGCCTCGTCAAACAACTACACAGAGGAGGTTCGCCCTATCGATAAGCGCATCAAGCCGCTTCTCGACAAGCTGGCAGATCAGGGATGGCGGATCGCTACCGTCAAAAAAGGCTGGATGTGCTATCCACCCGATGAGTCCCTGTCGGGGGTCTTGATCCATAAGACCTCGTCCGACCACAGATGGTATGCGAATACCCTCTCGCTGCTGAGGCAGCGCGGATACAACCAGTAAGCGGATGCTGTTGGGTGCGGGGGAAAGCAAGTTTGCAGACCAGCTTTCCCCCAAACCTAACACACATGCCTTGGCGAACATCCTCCGAAAATTGCAACCATCAAATTGGAGATCAGGAAGGAAATGCCCCTTATGACTAACTGGCAGGCCAGCGTCGCATTCATGAGCGCCCACCCGTTCACCGAAGACGCGGCCTTCGACACCATCGAGGCGCTGCTCACCCACGGCGCCGCGATGAGTGTCGAGCGCGACCTCTCGGGAGGGTCTGTCACCCTCTCCGTTGAGGCTGCGACGCCTTTGGACGCAGCCGCGGAAGCAACCCGTCTCGTCACATCTGCAGCCGAACCGATCCTTGGTTCGATCAGTGTGACCGGGATTGAGGTTCTTTCCGAGTCCGCAGTCGATGCTGAGCTTGCACGCCCTCTCTTCCCGGAGGTCGTCGGTTACGCGGAGATCGCTGACATGGCTGGTGTCTCTCGTCAGCGGGCGCGGCAGTTCGCATCCATCAGCGGGTTCCCCAAACCGGTCATAGAGACCGCTCAGGGCCCGCTGATGGGACGGCACGCTGTCGCCCGGTGGCTTGAAACCCGCAACACCAGCGGTGGCCGCCCGAAGAAGGCGATCGCCTAGCATCACCACACCCAACCTCATCCGCAAATGAGAATCGCACCCCCGTAGCTACGGCTTCGGGGGTGTTCTCGTGTCGGGGGTGGGGACCTATCCTGTCCTGGTGTCTGACTGGTCCCCTACCTCCTACGCGCGCCCGACCGAGTGGTTGCTGCGGGTGTCGGAGTCTCAGGTGCCGTACGCGGTCGTGAGGCGGTTCCTGAAGGGTGATCCGAACCGGCCCGAGGAATGGTTCCGGGTTGTCACGTATGCGCCCACGAGCGAGGCCAGGGAGCTGATCGGGTGGGTGCGATCGTTCGATCAGGCGTGTCAGTTGGGGTGGGACTACCGGATCGCGTTCGAGGAGTGGCGGCATCACATGGCTGCGCGGCGGACGGACAACAGTGTGATGGCTGCAGCGAAACCACCCGCCGGCGAGCTCGTGAAGTTCTGGCGCGAACACCGTCAGGGGTCATCATCATGATGATCACCATGATGATCCACCCCGATGCAAGTGAATCGCGTTTCGCTTGCATGTTCAGGGCGACGGTTCAAGTCCGCTTGACACCCGGATTGGGGTGAGGTCAGGGGGCAGACCGTGTAGGTATCCTCACGAAACATGAGCACCCCTCACCAACGGTTTCAGTCTCTCGACGGGCTCCGAGGTGTAGCAGCCGTCATCGTCGTCGGCTACCACGCACTCCTCATCGTCCCCGCCATGTCAACGATCTACGTCGACAAGACCAACCCCACCCTGTTCACCCCGGAATGGTGGCTGTACGCTACACCCTTGAGGTTGCTCCTCGCCGGCCATGAAGCCGTCCTGGTGTTCTTCGTCCTCTCCGGGTTCGTGCTCACCCTCCCCTTCCTCCACAAGCCACCCACCGGCCGGTCCACGCTCGCCTACTACGGGCGCCGCATCATTCGCCTCTACATCCCGGTCTGGTCGTCTCTGATCGTCGCCTTGGGCCTCGCTGTCCTGGTGCCCCGGCAACCTGGGCAGGGCTGGTTGGGATCTCACCACGCCCCCACCTTAGGGTCGTTCATCCACGACGCCGTCCTGCTGTTCGGCACATCGAACCTCAACAGCCCTCTGTGGTCCCTCACCTGGGAGGTCTGGTTCTCTCTCCTCATGCCGGTCATGTTCCTCCTCATCCGCTGGTTGCGGGCCGACCGGTGGTGGTGGGCGGCGATCCCGACCCTGATGGTCATCTCTGTGCTCTCCCGCTTCGACAACGTGCGCCACGCTCTCCCCGTCGCGTGGCTCACCGCCGACCTGTTGCAGTACCTCCCCGTATTCGGAATCGGCATGCTGATCGCGTTCAACCATGAACGCCTCACCACTGCAGCATCACGGGTGCGCACATGGTGGCCGCTCATCATCGGCGCCCTGCTCCTCACCATCTCCCCAAGCATGATCACCCCACCCGGATACGGTGTCCCGCAAGCGTTCGCCTACCTGCTCAGCCTCACCGGTGTAACGATGATCATCGTCCTCGCGTTCACCAGTCCCGCACGCCGGCCGCTCGAGGCCCGCCCGGTCCAGTGGGCAGGCTCACGGTCGTTCAGCCTGTACCTCATCCACGAACCGATCCTGGTCGCCACAGCCCTTCTCGTCGGTGCAGACGGGTGGTCATGGCTACTGATCGCCGCCGTGACCATCCCGGTGGTTCTTCTCGCGGCAGAGGGGTTCTACCGGGTCGTGGAACGCCCATCCATCGCCCTGTCCCGTCATGTCGGGCATGCCCTGAATGCACGAAAGACCCCCTCGGACCTGCCCGAAGGCAGACCCGAGGGGGCCAGTGTGATCATCTGAGTTTGGTCCCATCCCATGTGAGGATCGGAGAGAACTTGATCGTCCCGTTCGCCATCAGGACACCGATTGGTTTGTGCGGGTCGGTGAGGCCGATTGTTAGCTTGCCCATGGGCGAAGGCGATGCGCTGATCGGGTCGACCAGTGTCACTGCGAGTCTCCCCATGGGCGACGCCGCGATGGATGGGGCCGTGGGATCGGACAGGGTTACGGCGGCTCGACCCATTGGTGACGCACCGATAACGGCTGCGGCCGGATCAGCCAGCGTCACTCCGATGGTTCCCATGAACGACGCACTCAGGAGCGCAGCGCTAGGGTCCGACAGGGTCACGGAGGCTTGGCCCATCGCCGAGGCTGTGTAGACCATGGCCTACGGCTCCGCCTGGATGGCGACCGTCGTGCCGCCCGCCTTGAGGCCCGTGAAGGTGAAGGGCGACGTGACGCCCGCCTGGACGAGGCCGGCCGCGAGCTGGGCGTCCGTGGGGCTCGCCAGGGTGCTCTTGTAGGCGTTGTACGAACCGGCGCCGGGCACGGCCGCCCAGGAGACGGTCGCCTGCCCGTCGGACCCGCCCGCGGTGGTCGGGTTGATGCTGTTCTCGAGCGAGAGGGCGGGGGTGGCGAGCTGGGAGACCCACGGGCCGATGAAGTCGGCGCCGCCGACCTCGAATTGCAGGCTGTCCTGCCAGAACGGGGTCGCGTAGGAGCCCGTGTCGCCCTTGCCGAAGAGGGACACGTCGCCTGCCGTCGTGCCGAGGTTGGCGTTGCTGACGCTCGTGCTGTAGCCGGCCAACGGGGTGAGTGAGTCACCGGCGAAAAGGGCGCACTTGAGCGGGGCCGAGGCCCCGATGGTTCCGAAGACCTCGTAGCGGATCTCCTGCCCTGTCGGGAGGTTGAGGCCGCTGTTGAAGAGCGGCGTGGTGGTGCCGTTCTTGTCGATGAGGCGAAACTTGCCGGTGTTGGACATCTCGATCATGCACATGAGAGCGCCGGCCGTGTCGTTGAGACGCCAGATGTACGTCTCGGAGGCCGAGATCGCGTCGTACCATCCGTAGCCGCTGACGCCGAAGGTCGAGCCGACAGGAACGTTCAGGCCCGTCCAGCGCGCCGAGCATGTTGCACCTGCCGTGGGAGAGAACTTCCCGCTCTTGGAGCCGTGGGCGACATGGGTGTTGTCGACGACGACCGTGCCCTGGGGATTCGCGGAGAAGGGCTTGTCGCCGGAAGGGTTGATCGTCGTCACGGGCGAGCCGACGGCTCCACCGCTCTCGAAGCTCTGAACGTATCGGGTTGCCATGGGTTGCTCCTAGTTGGTGACGACTTGGAGGTCGGTCGATGTGGTTTCGGTGCCGCCGACGTACGTGCCGGCGCCGTGCTCTCCGCCCGACCATGTCCCGCCACGGAAGATGTGGAAGCCGGACACGAGCTGCTTGTTCGCGTCCACGGCCGGGGGTGGGTAGTTGTAGGTGTTGTGGCGGAGGATCTTGAACTTCGTGCCTGTGTCCATGCCGTCCCAGACAGGGTCGTAGATGTTCACGACGGCGCTGGGGCCGTCCGTATCGACGATCATGTTGACCTGATTCGCGTGGAACGTCGGGTTGACCATCGTGATGGTCCCGGTGACCTTCTCGAAGTTCGCCCCTGACTTCGCGTTGCCCGAGAACAGGCAGTCGATGTACGTCGGGTCGGACGAGAGGTAGTGAGCGACGCCGTGACCAGAGCCCGTGTTCAGGAACTGGCAGCGGATGTAGGTCATCGTCACCGACGAGTTGTTGCCGGTGTTCGACGCCGTGACGCCGATACCGTCGAACAGGGAGTCCTTCACGACGGTGCGGATCGAGTGGAAGTTGTTGAATTGGAACGTCTCACCGGGCGGGTACGAAGCGGAGCCCGGGTAGCCCTTCACCGTGAGGCGTTCGATCAGTGCGTCCGTGCACCAGTAGATGTTGATGCCGTTGTAGATGTGACCCTGCGCAGTCGCGATCAGCGTGAGGTCGGCGACGTACGCCTGCGTCGTCTGGACGATGCCACGGCCCAGGCGAAGAAACGTCTCCTGCACCGTTCCACTGTTCGCCGCTACCTGAGCATTCACCGCAGCCGCATGGGTCGACGAGTTGGGCTTCTGAGCGGTCGACCCGTTAACCAGCCCGATGAGCTTGCCACCGAAGTAGGTGTAGACGTTCCCACCCATGGAGAAGTCGCTGTCCTGGAAGGTGCCGCCCTCGAGGTCGATAACCGTATCCGTGGACAGGGCGTTGATCACCGACCGCAGCGACGGATACCCCGGAAGGGTGGAGATCCGAGTCGTCGCCACCGGGTAGGTTTGCGACCCACCGAACGTCACATCCGGGAGACTCTTGCCCCGTAACACTCCCGGAGCGGTGAGCACCCGGAGAACCGTGCGTCCACCCATCAGCCGGCCAACGGGGAATCGGGGTGAGGGATGATCTGGTCACCCGTCGCCATCCACCCAGGACGTGTTGCACCCGCATCCGTGGTGCCGTTCAGACGAACGATCTTCGCGTTCGGACGACTCGTCACAACAGCCCCCGTCCCAGACACCCACGCCTGAGTGGTCGGATCCCATGCCAGGTCGACCACGCTCGAACTCGACGACGCCGTGGGGGCGTACTGGGTGATCGCAGCCCGAACAAACGCTGTCGTTGCGAGAGACGTGTCGTTGTCGGTGGTTGCAGGGGTCGGTGCTTTCGGGTCACCGGCGAATGTGGGCGAGTTGATCGGCGCCAGGCCGAGAATCGACCCGGCATCAGCCTTCGACGCCAGCCCCGACTGTGCCGCGTTCGCCGTCGTCTGGGCAGCGTTCGCCGCAGACTGTGCACTCGATGCTGCCTGCAACGCGTTCGACGCGGTCGCCTGAGCGGTCTGAACATCCACTGCCGCAGCGGCACCGATGTTCGCCGGTGAAAGAACCAGCGCCCCAGAACCATCCGGTGAGACACCGTTGACCTTCGACACGGTGCCCGTGCCACCACCGCCACCGCCACCGGCCCCCACCGGGATGACGAAGTTGAGAGCCTTCTTCAGCGGGTCCGAAGTGGGTGTGATCGTTACTGCCGCGGCAGCAGGATCCGTGGTGGTCGACACTGTGCCAATAGTGAGTTCCATCGGCGATCCCGGATCGCCCTTCGCCAGCAGCGCGGACGAGGCCACATTCACCGGCGCCTGCGTGGTGATCTGCGTGAGCGTCGGGTTCACACCAGCCACGAGCGGGGCGGCAGCGTTGTACACCTTCACGTCGAACGCCCACCCCGTCAACGTCACCCGCTGCGGGCTGTTCGTTGTCGGGTCGGTGTAGGTGAGCGCCCAGTCGACACGCCACTGCCACCCCAGCGAGTTCCCCGCAGAGTCGAGGTTCGCCGTCAGGGGCACATCATCCGTACCGAGCCACTGCAGGGCACCGTTGACCACCTGGGCGGTGATCTTCTGCGGCAACGAAATCTGTTCAGCACCGACAGTGGTCGTAATGACACGCTCCACGTTCGCGGAGAAGATCGCGGTACCGTTCGTACCCACCTGATCCGGTGCGCGCCCCGCATCCACCGTGTCGCCGACACTGACGTAGATGCGCCCATGAACCAGCCCAAACGGGCGGGGGTCGTCTGCCATGATGGCTCCTTCGCTACCGGATCAGAGGGGTAGTTCAGACGTCGCCGGTCACCCGGGATGTCGCGGCGTTCTCGGATGCCTCCTGCTCGGACGGCGTCAGGAGAGCATGCTTCGCGAGCACCTGATCCTTCGACGTACCGTTGCTGGTGTTCACCAGAGCGAGACCGCCGACCGGGATGCCGAGGGACGCGGTGACCTGCAGTGCTGCGGTCAGCCAATCGGGCTGTCCACCCCAAGCGGGCACGGACGCGTAGGCGACCTGGATCGCGCCGATCACGACGACTGCGATGACATACACGCCATAGATGAGCTTGCGTGCGGTCGGGCTCGTGATGACCGAGCCGAGATTGCTGGTGTTGTCGCTCATGGGGTTACTCCTTGTCGATGATGCGGCGGACCTCATTACGGTCCAGGGTTCTTTCAAGATCAGGCTGGGGTGCGATCTCGTTGCGCTGAACACCAGCTGTCCGCAACTGAATGCGGAGATCAGTCACGTACTCACGCAACGCAGCTACGTTGCGCTCAGCACGGTCAGCACGGTCGCGTTCCTGCTCGAGGCGCGTGTACGCCTCGTCACGCTGCTGCACGACGTCGATACGTCGCTTCGTCTCCCGGGCAGACACACCCGAACGGAGTTTCCAGAGGCCCTCGAAGATGTCCTTGACGAACGCTCCCAGACCACCAGCACCCAACAGTGCGATCACCAAGGCGGGGTCGATGTTCTTCACCGCTTCCCCCTAGTGGTGCTTGGAAACTGTGTCTGCCGTCCTCCGTTGCAGGATCTGTCGGACCTTCTCCCGGAAACGCACATGGCCGGGCTCGGATGTCAGGATCTGCAGTTCGATGTACCGGCGTCCGAGGAGCGCCATCATGCACGCCACCAACGCGACCGCAACGATCGCTGTAGGCAATCGGAGTGCAGCCAGTCCGAGGATGACGAAGTACATCGCCGAGCCGAAGAACCCGGCCGAGGCGCCGGGGATCTCGATCACCCAAATGCGGGTGAGTCGGCCGACGAACCCGAGCGCGCCACCGATGAGCAGCAGAGACCCCCAGATTGCGATCAGCCAGGGGAATCCGTACAGGGCGGACTTCACCGTCTGAGGGGTGGACAGGAACGCGCCCACCCCGCCGAGGAACACGGCAAGGTAGGCCGCCATGTCCACGTAGCGGATCAGGGCTTCTTTGAACTTCCGTCGATCGTCGATGGCGTTCGGGTCAGTGGCGACCATGAATCCCCCTCTCAGGGAGTAGGAGGGCTACTTCGGCGCTCGAGCGTTCGTGTAGGAAGAGTCACGGCCCTCGGCGAAGTCGACGAGCTTCGAGAACGTGCCCGGCGCGATCTCAGCCGCCTTCGCCTGCTCGACCGTGTCGTACGTCTGGAAGTAGTACTCGCGTGCGTTCCGCGCCTGCGTCTCCCCATCGTTGAGGTAGAGGATCGCCTTCTGCCCCGGGTCGCGCTGCCAGAAGATGATGATGAAGTTCGGCAGCCCGGCCGCGGGCTGCGAGCAGTAGTAGAGACGGCCGCGCTCCTCGCGGAGGAGCATCTGCTTGATGAGTTCGGTCTGGGCGGCGTTGGACGCGTCCTGCTGCTGGCGGACTTCGGCGAGGCTTGCCATGTCTACTTCATCTCCTTGAGGGGTGTTGTTGATCGAGGTGGCGCCGCTGACCGCCGCCAAAGAAACTCCAGCCTGGACAGGCCCCCGAATGGCCCAGTGCCACGACTCCGACGCGATCGTGTTCTTCAGCCCCGCCTGCCCGAAATACTTCGCGCGCAGAGTCATGTCGAACACAGAGGGGGCGTTGGTGTCCGTCGCGATACCCTGCGTGTGCTCCGACGCCAGAGGGCCAAGGGCAGGGTTCGCAGCCGAAGGGGTCTCACCGCGCAGGTAGCGACCCCACTGGAAGTACACGGTCGAGATCCCCGACGCCGTCTGAGACGCGTTCCGCACATACTGATCCGAGGGCACACCGTACGGGCGCCCCGCCTCGTTGAGGACGATCGTCCCGCCGGCGCTACGGATCTGCGCGAACGCCCACTGGGTGCGCCCGAGGAGATCACTCCCGGGCTCGAACAGGCCACCCTCCCAGGTGACCAAACCTTTCCCATCAATGATCGACATCAGGTTCCCCTAGTTGTCCGCGTTCCAGGAGACGCCGCTGAGCGACGTCCACGTGGCGTACACACCACCAGGCCCCGCCTTGACGGAACCGTCCGCGAAGATCTCGAGCGAGCAAGCACCACCGGCACCGATCGTCACTCGCACTTCCTGCCGGCTGATGCGAAACCCGACCGGGACAGTGGTGATCAGTGTTCCGACACCAGAGCCGGCCGTGGTCTTCCCCATGCCGCTGAGCATCGTGAGACCGTTCTTCCGGCGAATCGCCAGCGACGGATACCCGGCGTTGAAGTCGGACCAGTTCGCCGCATAGGAAAGCGGCACCCACCCGGTGTCTTCAAGCTGACGCACCCACGCACCACCGATGCGCTTGTACGTGTACCCGTCCGTTGTGTCCGACCAGAGGAGACCGTCCCACACTGCTTTCGCACCAGCGTTCGGGATGACGTTCGCGTTCCGTTGCATCGTGGTTCCGATGACATGGTTACCCATCAGCGCAACGTGGGCACCGACTGCGGTCGGGTCCACATCAATGGCTGGCGCGCCACCCGCAACGAACTGCGGCTCGCTTCTCGGACCATACGTGTCAACAGCCATCGGGGATCTCCTATCGGGTTCCTTGGAAGCGCAGAGCGCCAGAAAGCGGATCAGACTGTGTCCCCGACCACTGGTTGTCACCATTGCCGGACGTCACAGCAATGCCCCCACCAGCGGCGAGGGCAGAAACGAATGACAGCGGGAGGGAAACCCACCCGCCGCGAGGATTCAGGGCGGTGGAGTTCGCTATGCCCGTCCACCCGCCAGGCATGTCCGCATACCCGTGGGTGCCGATGTTGCACACCCCGACTTGGGTTCGAAGGGGAAGGTAGATCTCGACCTTCGACACCGACGCACCGGTGAGCGCAGCAGCCACCCGACCCGAGTAGAACCACGCCCCAGACACACTGTCGGAAGCTCGCACATCATTCGACTGCCACCTCGACCGGTACTGACCAGAGTTCGTCGCCAACACCGGATCACCCGGCAACGGTGTCGGCCCACCGCCCGGGTTCGTCCCCGGATCAGTGCCCGAATTTGAGCCGGTGATCCTGCCCTGAATGACACCCGTCGCCCAGTTGACCTCCACCGAATCACCCAGCGTCGGTGTGTACCCAGACCGGTAGAACAGCGTGTACGCACCCCCACCGATCGTGACCGTCGCAGTCGGACTACCAGTGGCGGTGATCGTCCCCACAGCCGGCAAAGCCACCGCGGGACCCGTCACCTTCCACTGACCGGCAGTGCGTTCCATCTGAACCGTCATGCCCGGAACCGGCGGAGTGAACCCAACACACGGGACCATGATCGTCGTCGGTCCGGTGTTCACCTGAGCCAGGCTGCCCATCATCTTCACGAACACAGCCGTGCGACGGTCAACATCTGGGAGCGCGTTCAACCGGTCCTTGAAGATGTCATCGGCGTCTCTCATCCGAAGGTCCTCTGCACCTCAAGCGTCACATCCATGAGTGCCGCGTTCGTCATCCGGTACTTGATCAACCGGCCCTGCAGCGGGCGTGTGTGCCCGGACACGGCAAGAACATCACCGAGCTCGAACACCGGATTACTGATACAGGTGATGGGGACTTCGTACGTCTGCCCACCAATCGACTGAGTCAGCAACGACTGAGTCGTCGCGTCCGCCGCAGCCTGCGTGGTCGGCACCGAGGACGTGTACTGCAGGGTGTTCTCCCCGTACAGTCCACTCGTGGACAGTGGCCCGTCTTTCACCTCGGCGACCGAGTAGATCGGGTTCCGGTTCGCGTCTTCGAAGACACCGACCACACAGTTGTAAATGTTGTCGGTCTCGACCTGATAGCCGACGTCGATGATGGTCCCGTTACGACCCTTCGTCAGCGTCCCCACCGGGTCGCCTGCCGCCTTCGGAATCCCATACCACTGACCTGCAGGGTTGATCGCTCCGATGCATCCGAGGTTGTCCCACAGCAGCTGAACACCTTTGAGTCGACCGCCACTGCTGGTGTCGTACGTGATCCCTGTAGGAAGGACAGCATCCGCCACTGTCTGCACAACCGTCATCCCGGTGACGCGCCGCAACTCCGCATACGTGGATGTCACGGACGGTGGTTGTTCCGGCGAACGAAAGCCGCGCCGGCGGACGTAATCCTCAAGGCCCGCCCATTCGATCTTCACGAACGAAGCAACTACGAACTTCCCGTAACGGGTGTCCGCCCAGTAGTCGACACCAGCGGGGACCGTGCTGAGGCGCGCCCACCCCAGGGTGACCAGTTCGGTGAAGTCGCCTGCCTGGATCTCCATTGTCAACAGCAGTCGCGCCCGAAACGGTGACAGAACTCCCTGCGTCCCGGACGGGACAAGAGACTCCCCAGACACCGACTGATACGAAATCGTCGCAGACCCCGACAGTTTCACCTCTTGGCTCAGGTCACCCTCAAGCTCCCACTCCTCCATCTCTAGGCCCTGCAGCACACGATCCGACCCGTGGAACACATCCACGAACAAGCGCCGACTGTGCGACCCAGTGAGGACATCATCCAGGGCTGCCGTGCGGGCCCTCATCAGGCGCTCCCGGCGAACTGGTACGCCCGGTTCGCATCCAAACGGGTGAGGAAGAACGAATTCAACGCAGCCCGCGTCGCGAACGCCGCATTCAAGTCAGCACGGGTCAGCAGTGGCACCACCAGTGCCGGGGTCGGCGGGGACACTTCACTGCCCGTCATCCCATACGCGATCTTCTCCCCAGTGCCAATCGCATAGTTCTGGTCCTGCTCGGACAGCTCGAGGATCCCGGCGAAGAACGGCCGCGGCAAACGAACACGATCGTTTGCGCCGATACGGAAACAGATCACCGGTGTGGTGCGGGTCCCATAGGAACCGAACATGGCCTGCAGCTTGTCGGCCTGCACGATCGAGTCCACGATGACGTCCAAGACGGCATCCTGAACACCACGCCGCTGACCGGACACCACCACACCCACGGTGCGACCCTCGGGCCAGACAATGTCGCCTTCGTGAGGTCGCTTCACCTCACGAGCCGCGGTCGCCCTGAACGCCACAATGGTTGCCCCCTGCGGGTCAAGCGGGTTATGCACCCACGTCTCCGCCACAAACACGGTGGTCGTCGCAGTGTCCGTGAACCCGAGCGACAACCCGGACGAGTTGAACATCTCCGCCCGGTACTGCACCGGCACACCGAACGGAACCTCGAAGTCGATACGAGACAACGCCCCAGCCACAGCGGTCTTCACCGCGCCACGCACGAGGTACTCACGACCACCCGCGAGACGGTACACATCCACGGCGGTCGTGCCCGCGGCGAAGGTGTTGAACAGCACCTCCACGCGCGGGCACGGGGCCGCATCAGTCGACACGTTCAATGTGGGAGCGTAAGCCATCGTTCACCTCTCACATTCGAGCGCGTCGTGTGCGTGCGGTTTCGTTCGCGTTCACAACGATCTGGGCTTCCCCATTCGCCATCTCGCGCAGCATCCCGAACAGTTGACCGTCCATGTAGATCGGACGATCCGACGTCTTCACTGTCACGGTGGGCGCCGAAGCGAACGACGACGCCGGCACGTAGGTCGGCTGGATTTGCCCGCCACCCGCGTACCCACGGATCTCACCGCCACGGTTCATGTACTCCATGGCCGCGAGGTTGTTCGGGTTCGACGCAGCCTTGGCGGTGTTCATGTACTCGCCGTTGGACGCCCAGATCGGGATCGAGTCAGACGTCCCCGTCCCAGGCCCACTGATTCGCCCACCCGTAGCGAAACCCGGACCATCTGAGGCGTTCACCTTCGCATTCGAACGAGTGACGATGTTGACGATCCGTTCCGAAGGGATCGAAGCCAGCCACTGGTTGAACACGTCGATGTTGTGCTGCGCCTGCGCTGCGTCCGCGAGTATCTTGACGGCCTTCTCGTCGGGGATCCGGTAGACCTGGTCAGCAACCGCCTGGGCTTGCGCAGCAGTCCCGCCCAGAGCTGTGATGTTGTCGATCAGTGCCTGTCGGCCAGCCTGCAGATTCGCGACATACGACTGCGAATTGTGGTCAACCTCGAACTGGGCCTTAGCGGCAGCCTGTGACTTCTCGGCCAAGTCGGCGAACATGTCCACGTTGCTTGCGCCAGCAGCGGTAGCAGTGTCGAGCGAAGTCGAGTACCCCTCGGCACCTTCCTTGGCCTTCTTGATGGTGTCCTGGACCTTCGCCAGCGCAGTTTGATATGCCGAGTTGGTGGAGATTGCGTCTTGCCCGACACCGTTGGCCTTGTTGATCTCGTCGACCAACTGAGAAATCTGGTCTCCGAGTTCCTGAGCGCCTTTCGCTGCGTCGATATACGCCGTGGCCGCGGTGGACGCGCTCGCGGAAGCGGTATCGCTCGCATCAGCGGAGGATGTCTCTGCCTCTGCCAGCGCTTCCGCTTCAGTCTTCGCCTGGCTCATCGCAGCAGCACCGTCGCCGACGACCGAGCCCAACTTGGCTCGCACGTCGATAAGGTCTTGAGCTGTGTACTTGCCCTTATCGAGGCCGTCGATGTACTTGCTCTCACTCTTGTCGAGTTCGTTGACCGCAGACTGAACCCGCTTCAGCGCCGCTGGCTGCTGCAAGTACGCGTTGATGACGTCGTTCGATGCAAGGCCGAGTTTCTTGGTGAGCTCGAGAGTCCCATCCTTCGCAAGCTTGTTCGCCACGAATTCCCGAGTGTTCTTCGTAATCGCGCCAGTCTCTTTGTCGAGAGTCTCAGCCAAAGATGAGGCATCCGACGCAATCTGCGCCTGCTTCTCGCCAAACTCCGCGAACACCTGGATGAGACCCGCCACGACGAGAGCGATTGCACCACCAGCGAGACTCACCGTCCGCATCGACGTGCCGAGGGTCTCGAGGGCGATCTTCATCTCCGCGAGTTTTGGCACGAGGGTCAAAGCACCCCCACCAATGAGACCGATCGCCGCGACGACAGCCCCGCCGGCAAGAACGACACCCTGTGCAGGCGCCGGGAGCTCGCCGAAGGCCGACACCAGCCCCGTGATCGCCTGAACCGTCTCCCTCAAGACGTCGTTCGCGTTAGACCCTGTATTGATCAGGGCGGTATCGAATGCGGCGCCGAGTTTCTTCAGGTCGCCGTTGAGGTTGTCCATCTTCCCGCGCGCCTGCTCGGCCGCGAATCCGGTGTCGTTGACGCTGTCGATCCATCCCTTGATGCCCTTCGAGCCCTCCTTGTAGAGGACATTCGCGGTACGGATGGCATCGGAGCCGAAGATGATTGAGAGAGCAGAATCGCGCTGCGCCTGCGACACCCCGCCAAGGTTCTTCTGCAGCTGGCCGGCGAGGTTCGTGATGCCGACGAAGTTGCCCTGAGCGTCGTACGCCTGGATGTTGTACTGCTTCATCGTGTCCGCCGCCTTCTGTGACGGCGACGCCAGAGACAGCAGCATCTGCTTGAACGACGTACCAGCATCCGACCCGAGAAGACCAGCGTTCGCGAACGCTGACAGGGTGCCCACCGTGTCATCGACACTGAGGCCGAACTGCGCGGCGACAAGACCACCCTGGTTCAGGGCCTGACCGAGCTGGTCTACGCCGCCGAGTGCCTTGTCGGCCCCGGCCGCGAGAAGGTCAGCGACGTGCGGTACGTCCTTACCCTGCAGTTTGAACTGGGTCAACGCAACGGCAGCGATCTCAGTTGCCTTACCAACCTCGATCTGCCCAGCAGCAGCAAGGTTCAGGGCGCCAACAAGACCACCACCAAGGATGTCCTTGACCGACACACCCGCTTTGACGAGTTCGGTCTCAGCGTCGGCCACCTGAGTAGCGGAGAACCCGATCGCCTGGCCCATGTTGAGCGAGGCGTCGCGCAGTTGGTCCATCTCGCTGGCTGTTGCATGAGACAGGGACTGCACCTGCGACATCTGGGCGTCGAAGTCAGCGAACTTCTTGATGGCCAGGGCAACGCCAGCAGCGGCGACGGCGCCCATAGCAATCGCCGCAGTGCCGATCTGCTGGAACGCTTCCTTCTTCTGACCGAGCTTCTCCGCCTCGCCACCGGTCTCGCGGGTGGCCTTGGCGGCCTTCTCCATCCCGGAGATATAGCCCTGCACTTGGGCGACAAGGGAGACCTTTACGGTGCGATCGGTCACGATGGCCTCCCGTCACGGCGTTGTGGAGTTGTAGAGTTCAGGGCATGACGTACTTCGGGGATTCAGAGGCGAAACCGCCCGCGCCCGAGCGGTCCGTAAGGCCGGTGTGGGTCACCCTGCTGGGTCTGGCGTCGATCGTCGGGGGCGTCGGGTTCGTCGCGTTGGCCGTCGCCTTGGCTGCGAGTTCGCCAGCTACTTCCGCCATCGCCCTCGCTGGGCTCGCCATTGCGGGGGCAATCGCGTGCGCCGGCGGATACAGCTACTTCATGCGGGAGCGCTAGCTACTCGAACGTTTCCCGCTCGACGTAGAACTCCGCCCCCTTGGGTAGATCCTTCGTCTTCTCTCGGAGAAGATCGACCGCAGCTGCAGCGTGATTGACGCGGTAGCCGGCGCTGTACCTGACCGCATCAGCACCGGTGTAGGTCGGGTCCGCCTTCTCCGATGTTGCCTCGCTGATGGATTCGCCGTACTGGCCCGTGTCCATCTTCAACAGCATGTGTGCGGTGAGCATCTCGCGGTCGTTCTCATCGAACTCCGGTTCGCGCTGCACGACGGTCCGAACGAGTCGACCTTCACCGTCGTACTCGCACTCGTGAACCTCGATTGGTTCCCACCCCGACAGGCGCCGTGGCGAGACCCCCATCTGCAGCGCTAGTTCGAGCCGGTCTCGATCCCGGCCGATGCTTTTTTTGCCGCGAGAAGCCGCATCGTCGGCGCCCACTCGTTGAGGTTCCAGATCGCGTCCCGGATCTCCGTCATGTCATGACCGGAGAGCATCGAGAACAGGTCGTCCCACTGCTCATCGGTGAGGGTGCGCGACTTGCCATCCTCAGCACACCAGCCGAACGCATGCCCACCACGCTGAGCCTTCGCCGCCGCCCGCGCGGCAGCGTCGACGTTGTACCCGTAGGTGAGGTCCAGCGCCGACTCCCCGCGAGAGGGGTTCTTCGCGATCACGTCAGTCCAGAGATCGCCAGGCAGCCGCTCAAACTCAAGCGTGAGAATCGCGTCGGCAGTGACGTCTTTCAGCGCATCGATCTGTGCCTGAATCTCCTCCGACCCATCCGACACTCCTAGACGCTGGTCTGCGTTCGACGCGAGGTCATCCATCTGCGCCTGCAGGGCCGCGATCTCCTCCGAAGACTCCACATCGAGCAGCACCTCCACCTTGACCGTTTTCGGCGGCGCGGCCTTCCGCTTCGCCATCAGTTCCTCAAACGAGGGCATACCTAAGTCCTTCCACCCTTCCACCCATGAAGAGAGATGCGCCTGGCGGGGTACAGGGTGGGAGCACCCCGCCAGGCAGTCGAAGATCAGACCAGCGCGACAGGCGGTCCAACCACGGCCGCGATTGCAGCCTTCTGCTTGATCAGGAACTTGCCCGCGTTGTTGACGGTCCCCAGGTTCTGGGCACCCAGCACCACCTGGACGACACGCACCTTCTGTGCCGCAGCCGCCAGAGTCGCGTTCGGCGTCGAGGTGCGGATCACGAAGTTCCCCGCGATGGTTGTCGCCGGCGGCGTGGGCGCGAGGACCACGTTCGCGGACTTCGCATCCGTCGACTCGACGTACTCGAGGTCGAGGGTGACCTCGTTGGTGTCCAGCGATTCGAGGGCCTGAATGAGACCGAGACGCTCGTCCTTAGTAGTTCCCTGCGCTCCACCGAAGTTGAACCCGGCAGGAGTGAACGAGTACGTCACCCGCGTTCCGGCGCCCACTTCGGTCACCTTCGGGGCGGTGGGGTCTGCGATCGTCGGGACCCACCAGATGGTGGTGTTGCCCTTCTGATCCAGTGCGCTCGGGGGAATGAGCCCCTCTGCAACGTCAGCCATAGTGGCTCCTTTCTCTCCCCGACAAACCGGGGTCTTCGGTTAGCCCTCCGGGGAGACCGAAGGGAGCATGAGGCGACCCGCTCAGATGGGGTCGCTGTCGAATTCGAAGAAGTCCGTCGCCACGAACAGGGGCGGCGTGACGGTGTCGTCCTTCGTTGTGGGCTGGCCACCTGCGTGGCGGATCAGGCCCAACTGCCGCCCCGGCACCTCGAGGTGAACGTTCATCACCTGAGCAAAGACACGCTCAGCAACGAACTGGGCTTGGTCACGGGTCGCTCCGACTGACCGCACGCCAGCACGGAAGGTGGCGGCAACCTCCGGCCCGGTGAGCCTGTCCCCATACCGATCACCGCTGTTGAATGTGACGACGCAATAACGATCAGGGGTCCCGGTGACGTCGCCGTCGAACGTGGTGTCGGCGAGTTCGTCGTCAAGTCGGATCTGGGCAAGGAACGCGTCAACGTGGGCTCTGATCACAGGTTGCCCTTCTTCCTGGCGTCAGCCTCGGCTTTCGCGAGTCCTTCGACGAAATCCTCTTGCTCTCGCTGGAGCGCGCCCAGACCGAGGCCTTGCGGCGGGTTGTGGACCGAACCGAACTCGATGAGGTTTCCCAGCGCCCCCTGCGGTCGGGCCTTATCGGGGCCGATCTCGGCTTCGATCTGAGATCCTCGGACAGCGTTCCCACCTTTGAGGTCGTAGGTGATTGAGTACGGAAAGGCGGGCGCGTGCGCCATTCCCTGCGCGTTCTGGCGCCAGTCATCGCGGACGTTGCGTGCGCCGACTTCTACCGCTTTTCGGACGAAGGGCCCGATGTTCTTCGGGACCTCGCCCAGGTCCGCGGCGAGCTTGTCGAACTCGGAGAAGTCGACGTCGAATCCGTCGCTCATGATCTCTCCTCGATGCGGAACCGACGCAATGTGGCGTACGTCTGTCGTTCCGCAAGCCCTTCGATTCGGAATTCGGTTCCAACGGATGCAGCATCGAACTCCGATGATGTGATGATGACGACCTGGCCGGTTTCGACGTCGCCGCTGGTGCCCATTGGCAATCCCAGCTCGGTGCTCTGGAGGACGAGGTTCTGCCCCACGGCGTCGACGTCCTCCGGGAAGATGTTGACCGCTTTGAGGGCGCAAGGACCGTCTGCTTCGCCACCAGGCGGATACACCTGCACCTCAACGATCGGATAGTTTCCGTGCTCGTCGAGGGTGATCGACTTGGTGCGACGGACGATTCGGCATCGGTCGGTGAGTCGGGATTCAGCGCGACGCCGGCCCTGAGCTGCCTGTGCGGGTGAGACCATGCTTACCTGCCCAGGGGGATCGAGTACATGCCGTTCGCTGCGGCGCCGGGCGCTGCGGGGAGCAGGTCGGCAAGCTCAGAATCGGCAAGGTAGAGGAGGCCTGAAGACATTGCTGTGTCTACGGTCTGGTTGTAGGTATCGTCCGACCACTGGCGCAACGCTTCGGGATTACGGAGGACACGGATGACCATCCAGGAGAGAACCCGGACAACGTCTTCGGATTCGATGTATCCGGGCTGGTCTGGGTTCAGACTCATCCGAGCTTGAATGCCGGGCACGTTGCGGCGAACGATGCTCCATGCATCGTCAAGCCACTTCGCTCCGGCGGTCTTCTCGGTATCGGTGAGGGGGCGCTCGAAACGTTCGATGACGTCCTGGATGATCGCCGGGTTAGTCACGAGCGCCCTCCTGCCGACTACTTGACGATCTCGGTGGTGCCGAGGTCGATGTTGTGCTTGATGCGGACCTTGCTGCCGTCCGGCTTGACCGCGTCGTACTCTTCGACGCGGTGGTCCTTCGCGTCGACAGCTGCTGCGGGTGCGGTCGTCGCCGGCTCGACGGGGAGGACACCGTTGACGGTTCCCTGCTTCAGCGCCTCCGCGGAGGGCTGTGGGACGACGGTGGAGGCGTGCTCCGTGGGGTCGGTGGTGTCGGCGGGTGCGTCGCCGGGGGCGACGGTGGAGAGCTCCTCGACGTTGTCGTCGAGGGTCGTCTCTGCGGGCTTTGCTGCACGAGGCATGATCGATTTCCTTTCTAGGTCAGCCGTTGAGGACACCGGTGAGGCGGGCTGCACCCTTGCCGGCGAACACTGCGAGACCGCAGTAGAACTCGATGCGGGTGCGGTACACCGGCTGGGACTGCAGGAAGCCGAGGTCGTCGACCATGACCCCACCGTTGGTGAGGCCGGTGACGCCGCCATCGGTCTCGTCCTCGCCGAACTTCACCGCGTAGATGGACGACGCGAGGGACGAGGATCCCTGGGTCTCGGTCTGCGGGAGGATCGCCGTACCGGCGTTGTTGTTGCCCGGGTCGAGGATCGGGATGCCGTTCCACGTGACGACGCGCTTGCCGGTGAGGTCTTCCTTGACGATGTCCACGCCGCCGATGCGTCGGCCCGCGGAGCGGACCTTGTTGACGATGTTGGAGTTGGCGTAGATGGCGCCGTTGGAGGCATCGATTCCGGGGACCGCGGCGAGGAGGTTGTCGAGCTGGTCGAAGAACGCGTTGGCGTCCGAACCGCCGTTGCCGACGACGGGGATGCCGTTGGTGCCGGCGGAGATGACCTGGGAGCCGGTGAGACGCTTCTTGAGTCCGTCGAACGACTTCGTGTCAACGGTGACGTCACCGTTGAAGAAGGTGTCCTGGAACTTGTACGACGCGGCCTTGACCTTGAGTCGGGTCTGCACGGCGCGCTGGTCGTTGAGGTTGCCGCGGGTCTGGACGATGAAGCGGTCCACGTCGGCGTCGCCACCGAGGATGACGAGCGACTCGGTGAGCTGGTTCACGGTACCGGTCGACTCGGTGTAGGCCTCGTTGACGGCACGGAACGCGACACCGGGCAGGGTGGCCTCGACGTTGTACGCGTACGCGTTGCCCTCGATCGGCATCAGCGGGATGCGGTCGAGAACAGGCGAGAGCTGCACGAACGTCTCGATGACGCCGCGCTGCAGGTCGTTCTGCGACAGGAGCGCGGACTGAGGAAGAGTGACAGCCATTGTGGCTGCCTCCTTTCAGGTAGGGCTCCCCGCGTCCGCGTGGAGCGTTTGTTATTTCTTGGTGTTCTTCGCGTAGGCGGACCGCATGCGGTCCAGCCCCGGCTGAACATCCGGCGTCTTGCCGGAGCCTGAGGCGCCGATCCCAGCAGTGGTGTAATCGGCGGTGGTGTCGGTGTTCTTCAGCAGATACGGCTTGTCGGTCTTCAGCTGCTCGAGCAGCTTCTTGACCTCACCGGTGTCGACTTCGTCGTCGTCGGACACGTCGACGCCGGCGAGCTTGTCTGCGGGGAGAAGGGCCAGCGCATCCGAGGGGGAAGCGAATCCGAGTTCCGCCGCCTGGGCGCGCACCTCGGAGGCACGCAGCTTGACGGCGAACTTCTCACGGGCTGCCGTCTCTGCCTCCCGCTGTGCGGTCTGGCGGATCTTGTCCTCGTCGGGTGCGCCCGCCTTATCGCGAGCGTTGATGAGTTCCTTGATCTCGTCCGGGGTGAGGCCGAGGTCCTTGTATGCCTTCGCCTCTGCCCGGGATGCCCGTTCGCGTGCCTTCAGCCGGTCGAGAGCCTGCTGCCCGGCATCGCCAAGGCCTTCCTTGTCGGCACCTTCACCATCAGCGCCTTCACCGTCTCCGCCTGCCCTGTCACTCCCGTTGCCGCCTTCACCGTCCCCGAAGCGAATGCCTCGGAGGTCGTGGAGGGTGCGGCCGATGACGGCCATGCCGTCAGCGTCGACGATCGTGGGGAATGGGTTGAGTTTGCACATGACGGATCTCCTTGCGAGACGGTGTAGGCACCTTGCGTGCCGGTGGTCTGGCGTCCTTGCGACGTCAGAGAATGTGGAGCAGTCGGGCGAGCTCGCGGACGCTCTGAGGAGCGGTGTCGAGCTTCCCGATCTCGCGGGCGTACATGTCGTCCGCGATTTTCCGCATGCCCGGGGTGAGGCGCGCGGTTCCGAACGGGTTGCGGTTCTGGTCGACGGCCTGCTTCACGAGGTAAGCGTTGTGCAGGCGCCGTTCCGCGGCGGTCTGAGTGGCCGGTTCCAGGAGGTCCCTGTTCCCGGTCACGAGGGCCTTCTGATACGCGCGCGTTGCACCCTTGCGGGTCCCTCCGCGGCCCAGCTGCCCGGCGTAACCGAACCCGACGTTTCCGATCAGGTTTCCGCCGGCGTTCTGGGCGCCGGTGATGAACCCGTTCGTTTCCATGAGCCGGATGGCGTCGTCACGGTTCTTCGCGACGGCGAAGATGTCGTCGATCGTCATCTTTGATGGGGAATCCCACCGTCGTGCCTGCCATCCACGGTTACGGCCGGCAGTGTTCTTGAGCACGTCATCGGACAGGCCGCGCGATCGGACGTTGACGACCCGGTAGATGTCACCACCGGAGCGGATCGCTTCCGCATCGTTCTTCCCGAACAACTGGTTCTGGGTCTTCTCGTCCAGGCTGTGGAAGTACTTGTACGGGTCCACAGTGAGGTCTTCAGACACGGACTCGTTCGTGGGGATGTGCCTGCAGTCGCACCGGTTGTGCGATTGGAACCCCTGGTTCCAGCGGAAGAACTTTCCCGCCAACGTGATGCAGAACTTGCATGAGGGCGGATTCAGCATCCGCACCCATCCCTGCACCTTGGGGCGCACCGTGTACCCGGAGGCAACGGCCTGCCGGTTCGCGTCCCGGACAGCGTCCAGGACGGCAGTGGACAGCCAGATGCTTCCCTGCCTGAGGGCGGCATCTGTGCTGTATCCCTGACCGACCGCAGTCTTTGACTCGTACACGGCACCTGCGAGAAGCGACTCGAGCGGCCGTCCGTCACGGGTTCCGCCGGCGAAGCGTGCGGGGTTGACGTCAGCCACAGCCGGGGCGGTGATGCCCTGCTCTTCGAGCACAGCCGGAACATAGTCGAGCCCGCCAGCAGCGGCAGCAGTCTGTCCTGCGATCACAGCCGCGAACACATCCGGGGAGATCGACGACCACGACAGGTCGAAGTTCACACCCATCTGCCGCCACAACCGCTCCACCTGCTTTGCAGTGGAAACGCTGATCGCTTGCTGCTGCCGGTAGTGATCAACTGCCGTTGTTGGAAGTGCCATCGGTCAGCTCCGTCTGATCAGCCACCGGAGCCACCGACTGACCGGGGGCAACCTGGAACGACCGTGCAGCGTTGGCGAGGGTGGATGTGAAGGACTCGTCCTCCATGTGGTCCATCCAGTCATCGACCTTCTGCTTCGTCGCCCCGGGGAGCATCGCGAACGCGTCCCGGTGGGGGAAGTCGACAGCGATGAGCTTCTGGATCCCGTCGACCACCTGGGCGAACGACTTCGCTTCCGCATCGGCGTAGTTCATCTCCGCGTCGGGGAAGTCCGACTCGAGGCCGGCGCACTTCGCGCCGCGACGGAAGATGCCCTCGTTCGCTTCCGCTCCGATGAGCTGGATCTCCTGCACGAGAGACGCAAGTGTCGACTCGGCACCGGTCAGTGCGTCACCGGAGAGATTCGCCATCCGAGACAGGAGGTACTGGGGCGGAATCTGGCCGGTCGCGAAGAACTGGGTCAGGAACTCCCCAAGCACGGTGATGTAGTTCGACAGGTTCGACTCAGGGAGATCGAACACCTTCGTGTCACCACCAGGGAAGGCGAGGAGCCGGTCGACGCCGATTTTCCCGGCCGCGGTGACCTGGGGCATTGGGTTTCCGTTGCCGTCGAGCTTGAAAGAGCCGTCCGGGTTCTTCTGGAAGACGACGTTGCCCTGCTCGTCACGTACAACCGGGTCGAATCCGACAACGATGCGCTGCCGGAACGCACTGAACTGCATCGCCAACAGGGTGTTGAACCGGATGGTGTTGATCGCGTCCTGCTGCGGGATCAGCGGGTCCATCGGCGACCAGGTGCGGCCCATCGCATCCGGGCGGTAGTCGAAGGTGACGAACGGGTTCTCACCCATCGGGTGAGTTCCGTCAGCCACAACCTCGAAGTCGGCGTTGTTGGACTTGCCGCCCTTCTCGAACCGGATCATCGACGTGTCGTCGTACACGATCCCTACCGTGCGGACCGTGCCCGGCGTCCCTGTGGGGAGGACCAGCGCACCAGCGGCGAGCGAGTAGTCCTGCACGGTGAACACCTTCACCGACCAGGCAGCCGTGAACGGGTCATCCTCCGAAGGGTGCACGTAGACGAGCTCGTTCGACTCCGGGCGGACGATCGGCCGAGCCTTGACCTTCGTGTTCGGCCACACTGACACGATCCCGCGGCCGTGCATCATCATGTCGCGATACGGGAGCGCCTGCATCGAATCCATACGGTTCGACTGCCACACATTCCGCCACAACGTCTTGTCGAGGTTCTCGTCCACATGGGTGACGAAGGAGTCGCCTCGGAGTCGCTGAACAGGAGACCCGACCGCGAGAGCGATCCAGTTCGCGATCGCCTGGTCCTGCAGATCCGTGTACTCCTCATTCACACCTGCAGGGGCGAACGGACGGTCATGATCCCCACGGAAGTACCGCTCACGCTTCTGCTTCGCGTTCAGCGACTCCTGAAGCTCATGCATCCCCACAGCGAGGCGTTCCCGGGCGGTGATGACGTCCATGAACACCTCCCGGTTAGCCGATCTTGTAGAACGTGGTCGAAATCTGTGACGTCTTGCGCCGGCCGAGATCATTCGCTGCGATCGCATCATTCACGGCCTCATGCGCCAGCGCGTCGGACATGACGATGTCGATCTTCTGGTTGTCCGCCGGTTTCCCGAGGATGTAGGTCTGCCCTGCACGGGCACGCATGACCGCGTTCCGGTAATGGATGTCCGCATCGGGGTCCGCGTCGAATGACAGCCCCGAGGTGGGGTTGATGATGTCGGTCTTCAATCGCTCGAGCGCCGCATGCATCGGCTTGATCCGGTACGTCGGCCACTCGAAGACGACCCGGTCGCCGTACTTCCCTTGGAGGAAGTTGACCTCGCTGGCCCACAGTGGCGG